AAAGGGCAAGCAACATAGCAAACAACCAAAGAAGATTGCTAAGAAAACTAAAACCTATAGGGCTTGATTATGTTAGAAGAATATAAAAAAGGCGGTAAAGCTAAAAGTAAACGAGATCCTAGACTAGCGAGGGCAGGAGTTAGTGGCTATAACAAACCAAAGCGTACACCAAAACACAAGACGAAAAGCCATGTGGTTGTGGCAAAGCAAGGAGATCAAGTTAAAACAATTAGATTTGGACAACAAGGAGTCAGAGGAGCAGGAAAGAATCCTACGTCTGCAAAAGATAAAGCCCGAAAGAAAAGCTACTACGCCCGGCACAACGCTCAAGACTCTAAACCTTCAAAACTAAGCGCAAGATATTGGTCACATAAAGTTAAGTGGTAAAGACCATAGAGTCTAATTCATTTTCTAAATAACCATGCAGCCCTTCCAGTTTAGGTCGGGCTTCTTTTAATATCTTCCTTATCAGCATTAACTCTCCGTCCTTGAAGAGTTTATGCAATTGGTCTTCAGGAACCCCACTAATTTCAGTGACTAGGTTTCCTGTTTCATCTATTATAATTTTAAAAGATAATAGATTGCCTTCCTTACAACTCACAAGCACCTCCTACACACGCAAGTTCTTGCGATCCTACAGTATTATCTTCTTGCTCATAATTTTCTAAATCATTCCAATCAACGTCAGGCATCTGCTCTAAAAGTTCTTGATATTGAGTAGCATTTATATTCTCATAAGGAGCTTGTTTATAAACGTGATCGCTATATGGAAGTAAAGATACTCCAGAACAAAGATCAAAGTTTTTCCAAATCCACTGCGCTACTTCTAAAAACTCATCGTCAGTATAATAAACGGTTATGCTTGGTTTATGTTCACACCAAAAGTTTTGATAAGTTTTCCACAACTGTAATTGTTCCATTGCTCCTACTTGTTCTACAGTAATACTATTATCTGGAGCTTTTGTAGGAAAAGAAAATACAGCAGACTGCTCTGACATTACATCTTGTTCTACAGGAAACCCTGTTTCACTCATAAAAATAGCTAAAGGATCTTTTTTATCGCTGCGAACTCTGCGTATATAATGTTTAGAAAATCGAGGATGTATTCCACTAGCACTATCTACAAGTTGACTAACTGTACCGCTAGGCTTAACGCAAGTAATAGCTGTAGAGGGATTAACGCCTAGCTTGGCAGACCATTCTTTGTTTGTTTCAATAGTTACATTGCGTAGTTCTTCAAGCCATTGTTCTAACTGATCTGAATGTCTTCCTAAAATTGAATGATCCATAATCCCGGTTAGACTTACACCAAGCAAAGCTTCTTCTTCTGTATTTTTTTTCCAACTAGCGCGAAGATATCTAAAATCAGTAAGAGTAGATTGAAGAGTTCCTATAATTGTAGCTATTCGGGCTTTGCCTTTTAAACTTGTAAGAGTATCGTCAGACCTAACAACAATCTCACTAAGATTACAAAACTGATTTGAACGAAGTATAATTTCTGAACAAGGATTAGTACCAAAGTCTTGTTCACTGTCGCGCCTACCGTTCCTAGCTGCTATCTTCTGTGCTGCTATACGACTAAATATTCCGCGCTCACCGGCTTTACTCTCATACATAGTCTGCATCTCACTAAGGAATGCTTCAAAGTCTGGCTTCTCAGTATAGGCTACAGAGTTGTTAGCTAGGCGGCGTTGACCTTCTGACTCCCACCACTCGCCTGACTTAGCTCTAGCCATGCGTTGATCTGACAGGTTAGATAAACTAATAAGGGCTGACCGTCTTACGCCACCTACTACTACAATATCTGCAACTTTACAGCACACATCGTGACACTCAATTGATGTTAACTTACGGCCCGCTGCTTTTTGAAAAAGAGTAGAACAAAAATTAAACAAATCTTCTAAAGGATCAGGGCCAGATGCTCGACCTCCAAATACTTTAAGCCTTGCACCCGCCGGGCGTATCTTACTGTAATCAACATTAGGAAGCTTACCTGCATACAGTAAACTAATTAGTTCTCGAAATGCACTAGACCAACCAATTTTACTGTCAGCAACTACAATGGTTGTTTCAGTAGCGTGGAATGTTTCTGCTACTACGGGTAGTTTATTAATAAAGTTTCTTTCTACGCTGAACCCTACTCCTGTACCGCACATTAGAACATACATTAACTCATCAAATGAGCGAGGATGATCTATGTGTAGGTAAGAGCAGTTAAACCCTGCAACATTATCTTTATCTAACGCTTCTCCTGCCGTCATCATGCAACGCATTGAAGGCATAACATTTAAATTATGTATTGCTTCCCATACTTTTTTACTATCTGAAACATTTAACTGTCCCCGCCTAATCCAAAAATCTACATAACGACTAACTGTTTCAGGCCATGTCTCGCGGCGTTTTTCCTCTGGCATCCATCTAGCATACCGACTCTTGTGTATAAATTCTTGATACTGATTCATGTTGTACTCTCATATTTAGTAAGTTGTTTTCGTTTAATGTATCTACGCTCAGAAGCAGTTTGTGTTTTTTTAAACTTCTTCTTACGCAAGAACCTGTCTCGTCTTTCTTCTTTACGAGTTATTTCGTTCATCTTCTTCTAAAAGCTCCACCATTTTATTAAGATACCAAATAGCTTTACGAGCATCTTGTACTGGTTTATCTTTACTAAAAAGTCTTGAGCCTGTGTATTTTAACACATTACCGTGACAATAATTTACTGCACCCATTAATCCTAAAACATCTACAATATAATCTATTGTTTCTATGTCACCATTGTTGTAATGAGGAGGATGATCTACTGCTTCTGTAATAGCATCAGAAGCTTTATTCCAACCTGTTCCTCCAGTATCCCATTCATTATCAGCTAAAGTAAAATATATTTTATTATCTTTCATCGAACTCATCTCTCTTATTGGGGTTAATCCAATCGTCAGGTATTGACTCGCGGCTATACCATCTAAAACCGTTAGCGGTTGCCCACTCGCCGTGACTTCTTTTAGTACCATCTTTACGTCTTTTAGCTTGAGGCATAGAGGCACTGGGGTTAGCAAACAAAAACACTAACTCTTTGTTTTGAGGCAGTGCTTTTTTAATCCAAATATATTTACTAAATTCTGCGTAGTCCCAGAACCTTCCTTTAGCTTCAAGTAAAATAGTTATGCCGTCTACTATTCTAACAAAATCAGGATGATACTTATGTTCTACAATATAATCTTCAGTGTCAGGATGAAATTCCCAACCCTCTAAAATTGTACTGTGAAGTTCATATTCAAAAGTAGAATCATATCCTTTAATAAGGTTCTTTTCTACTGGACGTTTAACTCTAGGTTTGCGAAAACCTTTTCTTACTTTCAATGTATTGTAGCCTCCCTCTTTTCAATTTCTGCGCTAACAAATAAATTAAGATCCTCTAAATAATGACTAGCTATTTTATTAACTTCGCCGCCGTTATATAAATAACTTCCAATTGCAATTAATAAAGGTTCTAATTCTAAATATTCTATTTCATCGTCAATGATAATTTGTTTTTGTCCATCCATTGTATAAGCTCCAAGTCTATATTTTTAATGGATAGTGTAGGAAATGCTTTTAATAATTTTTTAATCCTATTGCTAATCCATTTAGGATGATACGCACTTAAATGCCTTGTTGCTGACAATGAATAATACATATCTTTAGGAATATATTTTAAAACATTAGAAGCATTTATTTTGTTTGCTTCTTCTTCTGGCAATAAAGATTTAAGCCACTCAACTAAAATACATCTTGTTTGTTTTCTAATTTGTTTAGCTTTTTTATTATTCATAATATTTCCATTACATTGGGTTCTGATTCTATATGAGTAAAGTGAACTACGCCATTAGCGTACTTAAAACTTCTAAGACCTTGCCCGTCATTCGATGTTTTAAAGCAGTCATGTTTATATTTACACCAAGTACACCCTTTAGCAATTTTAATATTTCCTTTTTTACCATCAGGAACAGGAGTATAGCATAACTCAGGCGGTTCTTTTTTATTTAAATCAGAAAGTAAATGTGTAATTCTTGCAGAGGCATTTGGTTTTTCTAAATCTTCAGGCCGGTGTAAACAAAGTTCTCCTGACTCTTTATTTAAAACAAGGAACCCTCCATTAGAAGTTTGTTCTGCTTCTTCATATCCAGAGAGTTGTGCCATGTATCCAAAAGGATCGTCTTCTGATAAAGTTCCCTGACTAAATTTTCTAAAAGCAAACTTAGAAGCAGTTTTAACATCAACTACTTCTCCATTTATTTTACAATCCATGTGGCCTAAAACTCCATTAACTTTAACTTCTTTTTGTTCGTCAGTAACTGTGTAACCTGCCATTCTTACAAGCATTAAAACTATCTCTTCAAGTAAATGTCCATATAAAAACTTTAACTGAGTGGGGCCATCAATAAATCTAGGAGAGCCTGTGTCTTTCTTTTCATACCATAACTGCCTAGCCGGTTTGCCTATGTTTGACATTCGCAATGTAAAATCATTGCTTCTTGTAGAAGGTTTTATCCATTCTAGTAAGACAGTTTTAATTGCATTTACTGTCCGATCTAACTCTTTGTCATCAATAGGCAAAGCTTTTCCGTGTGATAATTCTTCTAAATTTTGATAAATATCAGACACTAAATTATCAAGAGATTTCATTTTTTATGCTCCACAAAATTTAATTTCCTAGTATCAGGATCAAACATTAAAATAACAACTCCTAATTCAAGTTGATTTTCTGATCGTGTCGTGCCGCCTTTTTGTTTTGTTTTAACGTCTATGAATTTAACTTTGTTATTTTTTAAAGCTATTAAATCAACTGGCCCGGTGCATCCGCAATTTAAAAAAACTTCGTATCCTTGATCCCAAAGCCAAGTAACTGCATAGTATTCTGCAAAGTCTCCTTTACGAGATTTGCTAGTGAGTTTCATACCAGTTGTCTCCAATATTATACTCACCATCTAAAGGACAATTTAATTTTAAAGAACACGTTGCTTCTTTAATAGACTGTACTCCTAACTTACCGACTTGTTCTGCTTGATCTTCTATAACTTCAAGCTGCCACTCATCGTGAACATTAGCTACAAACTTAGCATTAAGATTTAAGTCTTTTAATTTTTTATTAAAAATAATTAAAGACTCTTTCATTACAATAGCTCCGTTACCTTGAAGCAATGTATTTAAAGCGGCGTGTTCTGACCTAACAGTAAGCCTACGCCCATCTAATGCTTTGAGGTATCCCGTTGAAGCTTCTCTTGATATTCTATTTTTAAGAGTTTTAAATGATGGGAGACTACTAAAGAAGCGTTCTCTAAGTCTTTTACCTGCTTCTCTGCCTCCACCAACCACGCTCCCAAGTTTTGCATCTCCTGCTCCGTAGTTGAGGGCATATATGAAAGTTTTAGCCTGATCTCTTGATTCAAGTCTAGCAAGTTTCTGATTGGCTGTGTGAATGTCTCCGTTAAGTATTTCATTTATATACTCCTTATCATTCATTTCGTGCGCTAACATTCTAAGTTCAAGACCAGAAGCATCAATGCCTACTAACTTATAGCCTTTAGGAACTGTCCAACAACTCCGACACTCTGGGCCATAAGGCGACTTACTGCTAGGAATTTGAGCCATGTTAGGATGTGAATGTGTCATTCTAGATGTTACCGCACCATTAGGATTAACATAACCATGTACTCTACTAGTAGAAGTATCTACTACTTTGAGCCAACTTTTAACTTGAGCTATTCTTTTTTGAAGCATAAGGTACTTAGCAATCATTGCAGCTTCAGGTATATTTTTAACTTTATTTAAAGTACCCTCATCAACAATTGGCTGACCTGTTGGTGTACGTTTCTTGGGCTTCCAACCAAACTCTACTAAGTATTCTCCTATTTGTTTACGTGAGCCTAAATTAAAATCTACTACTGTGGTTCTAGTAACTTTACCATGTTCTCTTATAGTATCATATTCTTCCTCTGTAAGACGAACACCATTGCCCTCAAAATCAATAGCGGTCTTAGCTGTTATTCCAGACTTAGTATACTTAGGAAGTAATACTTTCTTTATAACTTTAGGTTTAAAAGTTTCATGTACTTCTGCCTGTACTAATTCAAGTTTTTCCTGTAGTTCAGCCACAAGAAGCATAGATTTTTCTAGGTTTAATAAGAAACCGTTGCGTCTTTGAGCATCTATTATTAAAGCTGTAGCGTGTTCTAGCTGAACAGATTTAGAAGTGAACCCGCGACTTTCAACTTTAAGTTTATTGTAAACTTTTTTATTTAATTTAACATCGTTAATACAATACTCTAGCATTTCAGGGGTATATTTATCCCATGCTCCTTCTGAGCTACCATAGTTTCCTTTCTTAAATCCAAGTCGATAGCCCCAACTTTCCAAGCCGTGACCTCCTTCCCTAGTAGGATGAAACAACCTAGATAATACCAAAGTATCTACAGCTTTAATAGACGAAAGGTTTATCCCAGTTACAGATTCTATAGCCGGGATGTCATATCCTAATATGTTATGACCTATTAGTTTAGTAGACTTTAAAAGAAAGTCGCATCCTTCTTTTATCTGAGTGTTGTCAAAAGAATATATTTCTTTTGTATCTACATCCATAGCTACGATGCAGAAAATTACAGTCGGTTCTAAACCATTAGCTTCTATATCAAATAATATATTCATAGCTCTAACTCATCTATATCGTGGTGGTCAATTTCTTGAAGTCTACCAGTTGCAGAACAATATAAAAGTCTAGTAGCTATGCCAACATCGCCAGTATATCTAGACTTTAAAACTCTTACTTTAGTTGTTGAGGCTTCAATAGAATCATCAGATTGTTGATTGCGCTCTAAAGATATAACACAATCGCTTAGTTGGGCTATACTTTGTGAGCCGCGCAAATGAGACAGTCCTGTTTCTATTCCATTCTCATGTCCACGATTGCCATCAATTCGACGAAGATGTGAAACAAGAATCATGCCGCATTTAGTTTCTTCTACTAAAGTTCTAAGCCTATGCATAATCCCATCAATTGCTTTACGTTCATCGCCCTCTAACATTGAAAGAACTAACATATGAAGATGATCTACTACTACCCACTTACAATCTAATCCTATGATCATATAACGAAGTTTAGAAAATATCTCATCTACATTATTAACCCCATGATGGGCATGAAGAAAAACTCTGTCGGCATTGTCGCCCATAAAAACTTTTCTAAAATAATCGTCTAGTTGATCGCCAGTATATTTCTCTTTAATTCTAGCTAAATGTAAAGGCGCACTAGCTTCAATGGCTGTTATTCCTTCAGCAGTTCTAGACCAACTTTCTTCTAGTGCTAGTATACCTACATTGTCTCTAGTATTATTTATAAGCCAATGCTCTATCTCTCTAGTAACACTAGATTTTCCTAGACCTGTGCCGCCAGTAAGAGTTACTAACTCTCCTGCTCGTAAACCTTCAAGCTTTAAATTAAGACCTTTCCAAGGATAAGGAATAGCTTTCTCAGTATTCATACGAATATTTTGATAGGCTTCTAACTGGTCTGAAAGACTAAGAACTCCTGAAGGCGTATAAATTTTAGATGCCCAAAAACACTGGACATAAGTAACGCTTCTGCCTTGACGCAACATATCATTAGCGTCTTTAAATTCTTCAGGCATATTTAATATTTTAGCTTTTCCGGGAGTAAGAAGTTTAGCTACTTTAGATGCTGCTTCTTGTCCGGGCTTATCATTATCAAAATTAATAATAACAGAAGCAAATGACTCTAGAAATTCAAGGTTTTGTTTTACATCTCTGACTGCATTAGTAGAACTTTTTACTGATACTATAGGCCATTTACTTCCTTGCATTTCATATGCTGCCATAGCATCGCACTCACCTTCAGTAAGAGTAATATATTTACCTCCTGCTTTAAATAAGTTTTGCCCAAACAACCCTGTTTCTTTTTGATTTCCTTCCCATATAAAAGTTTTAGACGGCCCTCTAACTTTAGTAGCCGCCAACTCATGTCCATTAAAATAAGGGTAGTAATGTTTGGTGATAGTTCCATCAAGCTTAACACTGGCTTTAACGCCATAGAACTTTGCTGTTTCTAGTTTTATTTTTCTATCTGTAAGGGCTACAAACTTTTTATTTTCTGGACTTGCGAACTCTAGATTATCTTCCATCTTATTATTCCTTCGATACGTTGACAACTCCTTTACTGTATCTTTTTGTACTTCCGCTGTACTATAATTAGGAAAAAATTTACCACAACTAAAACATTTTGCACTGCCATTCTCATTGACTGCTACAGGATCACTCCCTCCGCAATCGTGACAAGGCTGTTTGAACTTTACAAATCCCATAATTATTCCTCATTGGTTGGGGACTCTATTATTGCATCGTCTATAAGATGCTCATCTAACTCTGATATTAAATGTAATGCAGCAGACCGCGCTAGAGTTTCCTCTAACGTGGCCTGATCCAACTTGGCTTTAGCTGCAACTAATACTCCAAAGATAGACTGCGCTTCAGCGGATAGCATAGCTACCTCGTAAATAACATCGTCTTTAGTGTAAGTTTTAGCGTTCATTTTACAACTCATCCTCTATGTTATCTTCAGCATCAAACTCTGAACCATCGGGTAAATCACCCTCTACTAAATTAATAACTTGTAAAGCTTGAAAGTCTAAGCCTTTAAAGTCTCCATACTTATTGCTAGTTTCCCACTCTCTATATTGAACCTTCACGCGAGAACCATTACCAACCTTACAATTTAAAGGGTTCTTAAACTTATCTACTAATCTAGGAGCAGGTCGCTGTTCTCCACTAGCCATCTCTAGCTTGCGTTTGAAAACAATGGTCTGTTGTCCTTCATCTAAAGTTTTAATAGCAAAACCTCTAGACTTAAAATCAGCAGCAGTGACTTCATCTACTTCTAAATTAACACTATACACTGGAGCGTACTTAGTGTTTGGCGTAGTAACGTGTGCAAAATAAGCATTTCCTTCTATAACTGCCATAACTTCTTTCCTCTTTAAGGTTTAAACAAAATGAACTGCGGAGTATATCATAGCTTTTACTACATTGTCAAGACTTTTTACAGCCTATTTCCAATACTATCAGGATCAATGTTATCAGACTCTTTAATAAAGATGCCATCAATCATCTTACCTTTCCTATCTTTAATATCATTATAAGCATGATCTAAACATTGCTTTAATGAATAACTATTACGAACTGCAATGTTAATTAGTATAACCATAATGTCACCTATATCATCTACTGGATCTTTACCTTTACAAATACTATCAGATAGCTCTCCTAATTCTTGTATTAATTTAAGCACTTGATTCTTATCATCAGAACCATCTATTAAATTTCTGGCCCTATGCCAATTAGCTATGTCATATATAGTATTTTCTATTCCATCTTCACTTAAAAAAAAGTCCCACGGATGTTGTTGCATTACAATATCTCCCAACCTAAAAGTATATTAGCTGCAATTAAACAGCACGTACCTAAGTTAATGATAGCAAATATAGTTCTAACAACAGCAACTATATCTGCTTCCCGGTTATCATCTGAAGCACGTTCTCCTAAACTTTTAGCCCACAGTCTCCATGCTTTCTTTAACCATTGTATCATGGCTGTCCTGTATTTATTTGCTTTTGCATATCTAGAAGAGTTTCGTATTCTGTTTTTTCTACAATAAATTTTATTACATCAGCTTCTTTAACGTCAAAGTTTCTGCAAAGTGTAGAGAGTGGAAAGCCGCTGTATTTTAAAAGTTCAGTAGCAACTCTAGCTACTGCCATTGCTTCAGTCGATGGATTACCTGACATAGAATCTGCAAACATATTAATTTCCTTACATTAACGATAGTAAAACGGCTATCATTGTATAACAAATAAGGACAATAATAATAAACCTTATTGCTCTTACCCCAGAATGAGGTGCAGTACCTTCATCTTCAATCCCGTATTTTACTATCAGATGATCCAACCGATGACACATAGTAAGCCAAAGACGTTTGCCTACGTTTAGCAAGTCTTTCATCTTCTCTAGTACGGTGTTCATATTCAGTTCCTTCAGTTAGTTTTCTGTTAAAAATTTTATAAAAATTTTCCATAAATTTTTTGTGGTTCGCCTTCCTTGGCGTAGAACCTTTACCCATGATTAAAATATTCTCCGTGTACGTTTTCTCTCAAATTTCTAAGAAGTAATACAGCTTCAGTTAAACTTTTAGTTCGTTTAGTGTTGTACTGTTTACCAGAAACTCTAACTCTACCATAGTATCTGTTTTCTTTTTTATTAAAAAGAACACCTTTAAACCCTGTAGTATTATTTTTAGGAACCTTAGAATTAAATTGATTCTGTGAACCATTACAAACTCTAAGATTTTCAATCTTATTATTTAATTTATTACCATCAATATGATCTAACATTTTAGGAAGAAAGCCGTGACACATTAAAAATATTAAACGATGCTCTCTCATTTTATACTTACCAAATGCTATTCTACGATAACCAGAAGTTGTTATTTCTCCTTTAATTATCTCTCCTTTGTTGTGTCTATATCTTCCATTACCAGTATCAATTTTAGATATTAATCTTCCTAACTCTGGATTGTATTCAAATCTAGAATGAACATATTCTAATACTTTAGGTGTTACTTTTTTAATACTAACGTGCGCTGCTGTAGTCATTTTAAAGTTCCTCGTTGTCGTTGTGTTCATAAACAATACCAAAAGTAATAACAATAAATGGAAGTTGTAAAACAATACCATCAAAACACGCGGCTTTAGTTCCAACAAAATTATCTGCTGATATCCATACTGCGCGGGAATCGCAAGCTTCGATATCTAAACCAAAGCCATTGCGAAAATTTATACTTAAAGCCCTGCCCCACAAAAGCACTGTCATTTTAAGCTGCCTTCGCAAAATCAGATACAACTTGCCTAACAACTTGATGGCGATCAAACTGTAACGCCGCCAACTTATCTTCTTTACCTGATACTCTATGCGTTGACCAATCAGTAAGAGTATTGTATGCGGCCCACATTGTACTGCCCAAACGCTTACGATAAACACCAGTATACTTCTGCCACATATATTCTAAGTTAGAGTTGCGGCGAGGCAGATGATCTATAATGGTAACAGGATCATTACTAATACCTTCCTCTATAAGTTTCTCAGCAGAGGTACAAGCACTTGCCTCTACAAACAATTTAAATACTTCCATATCAAATAGTTTAGTATCTTGCCACTGTAACCATAGATCACGCTCTTTACTAAACACATTGAGAGAGTTCATAATAATGTTAGAACCCTTATCAATATCTAAAGACTGAGTATGCCTAGCCCTATAGACTGCAACCTCTCCAGTTATAAAGACTTGAAGATTAGTACAAGCAAACTGAGTAGCCGCCGCACTAATCATAAAGGGCCACGTACCATCGAAGCTAGTAGTAGCTAATAGACTTAGAGTTGCACGATCACCGTCGCCAGTATGGTATGTCATAGCAGGTAAATCATACTTAACAAAACATCTAGCACCATTATGGCTTGTACGGATATGTTCGTTTATACCATTAAGATCAAAGTCAGAACGCTCTAACAAATTTCTAGTGCTATCTATCATATCTTTATAGCTAACAGTCTTGTACTTAGGACTATGTATTCCTAACTGTTCGCCGGTATCAGTTCTATAAACAGCAGACTTATCACTCTGTATATCAAGACCACTCATAGTTGCGTAGTGTAATGGTGCTACACCAACATCAAAATCTGCACTACCATAACCATCATTACGGATTACATCTATATCATACTTATTGCTAAACAAATTTACAATACTCATTGTTCCTTTCCTCTTTAGTTTTAGATTAGTATAAATTGTTTTACTTCTTTGTCAAGTTCTTTTTGTTTTATTTCTTTAACTTCTTTAGAATTTATAGGAAACTTCTTTAGTTTTCTTTCACTTAGTACATACACTTGTTGCCATTTGCTACCGGCCTCAACTCTCCAACCACCATACCAACCACCTATCCAAACTATTACTGGGGTATAACCGCGCTCCAATACTTTAGCGGTTGTTGGATTATCTATTGCGTACTGGCTTTTTACTGGCATTATCTTTTACCTCTCTTTTAAAAAAATTAAATTTCTTTCTAATCCAACAGGTTGCACAGTACAATCCATCCTTTTCTTTAACTATAGCAATTACTCCACATTTACATTTACTATCCACATTAACTTGCTCCTTTAAACTATTGATTTAACTAGCCATTTTTGTGATAAAGCTTGCTGTTTAGTTTTAATATTGTTTAACATTTTAGATGACCTTTCAAACTTTGCATAGGTCATAGTGTCATCTACTTCCCATTTTCTACGAACACGCTGTGCAAAAGTAGAGGGTTTAATCCCTATAATTTCTGCATATTCTGTAATAGTATAAAAATTATCTTCTATTAATGTAGAGTGATTTGTACCTACAAACCTTAACTCTCTATCTAAAGATCGCATACTCATGTGTGTTGCTCCACCATTAAAGTTGCATAGGCTACTGCTTCATCTTCAGTCATGCCCTGATTAATACCATACATATACCAATATTCTATGCATTGATTTTGATAGTTACTCATCTGTATCTCCTAATAGTAGACCTTCATAAATTTCTAATAATGTATTGGTCGGCATATCACAATACGTGCAGTCAATAAGCGATATAGTTATGCGTTCCACTTCAAATATTTCTGAGTATCCTTGAAAATATACTGCTCCTCCATCTCCATCTATATGTATATATGATATTGTACATATCTCTTCATCTTCTTCATCTTCCTCTTCACTTTCTAAAATATCTTTTGTTATAATTTTATGAAGAGAAGGTTTAAAAGATTGAAGTAATTCATAATAATCTTCTGAAGGAATCTTTAATAATTTTATTGCTTGTTCATGTGTCATATTAAACACTCCACTGTTGTTGAATGGCTTGGGCTATACCTTCAAAGGTTTTACTTCTTATCTTCCACCTATCTTTAGACGGAGGTAAGTAATGCAATCTCATCTGTTGATTGCGAGGCAGTATGTCATAAACCTTTTTAACATTATTAGTTTCTTTTAACTTGGGTAATCCATGTAGCCATAGCCCAG